ACTTGCTCTCGTTGCTTGGCTGCGCTTTCCTTATTGGAAGCAGTCTGCTTCTTAACAGATTCAGACGCGGCCGACCGTTTGGCAGAGGCGTCGGATCGAACCGAACTTCTCTCCTCGTTCATCTTCTCGGTAAACTTTTGAGAGTTCATCCTGGAATCACTCATAACGTCGGCAAGCCGCTTATCATTTATTCTGGCGGCTGCTTCATCGAGATTTGTTCCTCTGCGTTCAAGCAGTCTCTGTACCGTTGCATCTTTTCTTGCCGCAGCAGCGGTTTTAACTGCTTTCTCGTGACGGCTTATTTGGTCAAGTCGAGCCTCTTCCTGTTTGGCAATTCTATCTTTTGAATCACCAAGCTTACGGTTTAATTCTTCATTAAGAGATTTAAGCTTTTCACTTATTCGGTTTCTGGTCTCGGTTGCTTTTGTTCTCGCCTGAGCAATAGCCTCTGTGCGGGTGCTCTTTGCCTCCTCGACCTTTCCCTTTTTCTCTTCAGTTATCTGGTTTTTAGTGTAATTCCATACTTCTTTGCCCTCGTCGCTCAAAGCAGAGGTCGGTCTTCGTCCTTTAAGTTTCTTATGTTCCTCATAGTATTCATGAGCCTTTACAGGATCGTAATACTTTGAAGCATAATGCATCAGCTCATCTTTCTCATAAGGCTTCATTCCTCGTCCTCTTCTTCCTCCGGTGTTTCATCTTCGTCGTCGGTAACTCTGGCAATAATAGAATCGATTTCGCCTTCGAGAGATTCAAGAAGCTCATTAACTATCGCGTCGTAAGAGTCGCCTTCACCCTCGCTGGACGAAGCATCTCCGCCGGCGGGAGTTTTTTCTTCTCCGGGATGGTTGATATTCTTATTAATAAGAGCGTCTGCATTCGGGTCATCAGAAGGTTTCATTCCGATGATTTGCCTTATCTCGTTGGAACTCATGATCTCATTTCGGGTGAGCTTGTCTGCAATATTCGGGATCTGAGTTACGGGAACGAGCTTAAAGGGATCACGAAAATACATAATAGACTGCTTCTGAGTTCTGGCTGTCTGAGTAAGAAATTTTCGTGTGTATTCTCTCGTTATAGCCGAAAGAATAGGTTCAATAATACGGCTGTAGTAATTGGTCATTGTATTATCGTCGGCGCTTCCCTCTAATATGCCCTGAGTAAATCCTAACTGGCTATATAGCATACTCGTTAAATACTCTATTTGGCCCATCAGATTGTTTTCGACCGATCTGTTGATCTGCGTGACCTTTTCGCTACTGTCTATATATGCAATACCGTATTTGGAACCTGAAAGTTGTTCCTCGATACTTTTACGTCTCATATTTGCCCGGTCTTCCTGCATCGGAGTCTTTACAACATAGGGCAGCTGAATAATAAGATCGAGTTTTCCGGATCCGCTCTGCTCATCTATAGCGTCCAGAATATTTAGTTTTCTGATAAGACGCTGCATAGTCGAGTTAGGCTCATTGATCACTGCATAAAGCGGATTCGGAATGATTGCGACAGACTCTTTCGGAAGTATTACTTCTTTTTTAATTCCGTCGTGATCATCATATATGAGAACACGTACATGCCTCGGAAACCATTCGAGGATCTTCGCGGTACGCATCGTATAAATTTTATAGGTATTTTCCGAACGAATGTCGTCATTGGTATCTGTCGGAACCACAGCCACCGCTCCCTCATCGAGCATTGATAAGACGACATCCATCATAAAATCCTGAGAAGTCTGGTCTATATTGGCCTCAACACCGAGACAGTTATTAAGATCAGAATCTATTGTCTCTGTATATCGGCCGTTTTCATCAAGCCGAACATGCCGAAGATCGATCGAAGCGCAGTCCATTGCAATGCGGTTATAAACCGCTGTGACTATAGACCTTTCGTTTCCTCGAGTTAACCTTGGTCGGTCCGGACGATATGAAAAAGACGAACCGAGGTTCCGGTAATCATAATTCGGAGGATCCCGTTCGCCGTTAATAAAAAGGTTCCAGATCCGTTTAAATCTGGAACCAAAACTTACAGCCATTTTTAATTTTCTCCCTTCTCAGGTTTTGTCGACGACTTTCTTAGTATAAGCGACTCGACCGCCCTCATATACACCGTTTCTAAGCTGATTAAGATCATAGTTTTCGGTTGCCAGAGCCATATGCACTCCGACGGTTCCGCGTTTTGCAACGAACCGTACAACCTGTCCTGATGGTGATCTGAGATTCGTCACCTTACTATTCATAATCTCGGCAAGCTTACGGTTATAAGCGTTTGCGTACTGAGCGCTTATTTTTCCGTCAGCGTTTCTCTTTCGGACGGTTCGATCCAATTCTTTAGTATAGTTATTAATCTCTTTTCTGGAGGCTTTGTATGCCGTATTGTATATGCGGTTATAGTTCTTCTTTGCCCATTTAGTGTCGATCTTCTGCAGGCGTTTACGGCCGGCTTCAGTAAGCGACCCGTCCTCGTTCTGGTACCGACGTACTCCCCATTTCTGGCCGAGGATACCGTGATGGGTTAATTCAGTACGTGACATTTTATAGCCCAGCCCCTTTATTTATTTAATAGTTTTTCAGCAATCACTGTCTGATTATAAAGCTGCCGTCCCTGCTCATAACCGGATTGAGGAGTAAAAACAGGAATTATGGGGGATCCAACCATCGCCGCTCCTGCGCCCATAACTCCAGATGCAAATATCGCTAATATCACGTCGCTTCCTTTCTGTGTTCTCTCGTTTAGGCGGCCTTTCTTATCGTATTGAATATCGGATACAGCTTCTTTCCCGTATTTCTTAATAAGAGTATTTCTATGCTTTTCCATGTCGGTAAAAGCATTTTTAGATGTTTTAGTAAGAGCTTTATAAACATTGCCGGCCAGCTCAAGATTCTTTTTATTCTTTTCATTGGAAGTATCTTTTTCCCACTTAGTCATAGCTTTTGCATAATCTTTTTCAGCGAGTCTTTTAGCAATGTCAGTAATGGTCGCCTTTTGACCTTTTTCAAAAGCCTCTTTATTATCAGCTCTATATTCCTGTCTGGCCTTTTTTCGTCCTTCCTTAGTAAGAGTTCCATCAGGATTCTGATAACGTCTTATTCCCCATTTCATACCGAGAACACCGTAGTGATAAAGCTCGTTGGTTTTTTTTTGATATATACCAAATTTCCTTCTGCATTAAGCATTAGTCAAAAGCCTCCCTGTTATTTTTATAGGCGACAAAGGCGTCAAGAAGTGCCGCCACGGCATCAATCTTTTTATCCCGCCTCTGTTTAAGAAGTTTTCTGTTTCCATTAGTGTCTTCGAGAGTTATGCAGTTGCCCATTGAGTAATGCATCATCTCTTCATCAAAAATAAGAAGCCGGTTTTCCGCGAGATGTTTTAACTCGCCGAGCGGGACCGATTCCGTCCTTGCTCCCTGTATAACTTTTTCTATACCAAAAGGCCCGTTTTCGGTTGCCCAGCGCTCAACGAACTGTTTAGCGTTATATGGGTCATATCCAAAACTGACAACAGTATAGCCGCGCTCCATTATGTGAGCATCAAGATCATCGTAGACCTCCATCATGTCGAGCATTGCGCCCTCAAGCACGATAAGAGTACCTTCTGCCATAAGTTCATCATACTTGCTTCTTGTTGCGAGCGGAAGCTTATCGAGGGTTTTAGATGATATATAGCATCTTGTTTTAACACCGAATGCCCCGTCTCCTAAAGGAAACAGAAAAGCAAAAGCACAGAAGTCATCACCTAAAGAAAGGTCTGCTCCAAGCGAACAAGGCATCTGCCAGTATTCATGGTGACGGTGAAGCTGTATATCGTCATATGTAAAGAAGTAAGTATAACCCTCCATAGGAAGCCCGAATCGTTTCGCAAGAATGTCATTCCTGGCAGCGGGTGCTTTTTCGGCTCTCTCCTTCTCAAGCTGATAAGTCTCATAAGAGACTGTTTTACCAAGGTTTGGATTAGCCTTTAACCACATATTAGGGTCATTTACTTCATCGATTGAATCGAGCTTGTAGTACCAGATAGACACATGCGGATTGACATAGTCTCCACGGAGTATGTCCATCAATTCCATTTTGATTGTGTCGCCGACTCCGTTTCTGACGGTTCCTTCAGAACTTATAGCAAGGACCAGATAATCATCGACTTTAGATGCTCCCTGCTCAACGGCGCCAATAACATCTTCTCTTGTATCGCCGGAGAGCCATTCATCTATTGTTACGCACTTAACGTTAAGACCCTGAAGCTTGTTGATGCTCATAGGACGGATTTCCAGCAGAGACCCGGTCATAAAGTTCTCAATACCCTTTTTAGTGGAAGCAAGCTTTGCTCTTGTAGCTTTGGAACCGGTCGTATTGTTTACTGAGCCGTAAGTCAGAAGCTTAAACCACGGGCCTCGGGATCGCACTATGCTCGTCCGAATAGGAGCCAGCACCTCTTCGGCCTGCTTCATTGTAGGAGCAGTCGTCACCTGATGTGTAGTAGAAGTATCGACGTTCAGAAAAAAACTCTGCAGAAAAGAAGCATAGTGAGACTTTGATGCGCTTCTGGCAACAATGATAAACTGTTTATTTACAAGACGTTTTTTTATGCGCTTACGGACATAATGTCCGCCATGTCCATCCGGGTTCGGTTCAAAGACCGTTCGGTCCTCGAAGTAATACCATCCAAAGATCTGTTCTGCCCATA